TTCAGCAGATCTGCAGGCCCAGCTTGAAATCGAAAAGATTAAAGCTCAGAAAGCAGACAACGCGAACAAAGCTCTTATGGATGAAAGTACGCCCTTCATTGATGGCTATCAGTCTGAATTAGAACGATATAACGGTAACGGCCATACTCAGCTTATCGAGCAAGATTTGATTGATTCTGCCGATAGACTTCTTCAAAACCCATTTTTTCCAAATGACCAAAACACACCGATGCCAGCTATACCAGATGGAGCTTGGAAATTTTTTCCACCTTTTTCTGGAAACAAAGGTATTGGTAAGAATTACAATGAAACTTATACTCCTGTCACTAAAGAGCAAGATCATTTTGATGATATCAATACCCAGATAGCTATAATTGAAGCCCTGGTGGACGCTACGAGAAGTAGTGGAAATGAGTGTGTGGATATTCCACCGGAAATCGTTGGTCCAAGTGTGGTAATGCAACAGGCTGCGATAGACCTTAAAGCCGCTGTACAGGCCTGGGAGGACTTCTTAAACGGTACCGATGCCTCAGTTGTTACCTTCGATATAGACGGTGCTAGGGCTGCTCAAAATACAGCTTCAAAAGCCGATATATCCAATGCTATCGTAGTGATAGACGCATGGCAACTCTTACAAGATTTTGATACTGTTACCCCTGTTCCAGGTGGTTGTGCTGCATTCGATACTTTTCCAGCAGGTTCTTTTCAGCCAAGTAAATTTCGATCAACTGAACTTCAAGATATTAAAGATGAGATCACAGCTAGACAAGCTTTTATAACAACCAGAGAAAGTGAACTTAATACAAACTTAGGCACTGTCACTCAAGACTTTAATAATGGTGATATAACAGGTGGTTCTGGTTTCTATCTAAAAAGATTTCGTTTTGTTGATATGAGGCTTAATACTGTTGGCGGAAGTTTAAGTAAACTTCGCGGTATTGAAAGAGGGCAAGATGCTCAGCAACAAATCCAAAACTCAAACGACATTACAGAAGATGCTTTAGTAGATGTCATGGCTGCGTCAGCTTTCAGAGCACCAGCAACTAATATCAATAGTGTTCATGTTTTAAATGGAAGTTTATTTAGCCCTGGTGATAGTGCATACGTGGTAGCAAACACACAGGCAGAGATTTCTGTTACTATTCAGTCTATTAGTAATAATCGAATTGTTCTTGACAAAGCCATTCCAGAAAAGTATCGGCACACTGATGGTGCAAGGCTTTATAAATTACTTTAAATAATAAAACATCTTAGATAGTCCATATCTTCTTCAGTGTTTGCGGCCAATTCTTGTGTTACATATACTAAATGTTCCTCAACCTTACCATAAGCTTTCTGCATTTCTTTTTCATCAGGATTTTTATTTGTTTCTTTTTTATTGGCTTTGAGTCTTGAGGTCTGTACTTTCAACATAGCTTTGTATTCTTTATGTAAGTATTCTGAAAAAGCTTGCTTCATTGCATCTTCAGGAATTTCGCTATAGAAGCCCTCTCTATTGAGCTTTTCCATAATTTCTTCTGCAAGATCTTTTATACTCATCATAAGCCATATTCTTCGGTATACTTAATTACTTCTTCTTTGTATTCATCGGGATCTGCAAGCTCAAAAAGTTCATCTATATAATATTCGTAATGCTTATGAATACAAGATTCATCTACAAGTATTGGATGCATATAAGAACCAGGGCATCCATCTGCTAATAGGTCGTATTCCTGTATAATACCTAGCTTAAAACTAAGTCTTTCCAACCATCCCCAAAAGTTATCTGAACCTGTTGGTTTGGCGTGATCCCTAAAGAGAACGCAGTGACCGAGTTCATGGAATAATAATTCTTCTCTTTCAAATTGACTCTTGCTTCTTAACCACCAACCGCGATCAATAAGAATCTTTTGATGAAAAGGCATTGGAGCACAAGTACCAGCAGTAACACCTTCTAAGTCTGCAAAGTGGATAGTAACATATTCAAAGTCTTCTTCTTTAACTAAGCCTCTAGATGCATTTATAAAGTTTTGAACATAGTAATCAAACTCTGGGTCTATTTGATATTCCACATTTTTTAGCTGTGCAGAACTACAGCTTGTGATAAATAAAACTATTACAATTAGTATCTTTTTCATTATCGCCTAATATTCTTTACCATTAAAGCTCTACACTTTGTACAAACGAAATACTTGCCCTTGTCTACAAAATTATGACCTTTAATACATGACTTATTATAAGCTTTCATAAGAAGTACCATCCCTAATATTAAAAAAAAGTAAGTTGCTATATATTCCATTATGGTTTTACGCCCTTATGGTGTAATTTTGATTTAGTTCTATTTCCACAGCCTTCTTCACGACAAAGCCTATAATAATGAAGACCATCTCTTCTGTGTAAGAATTCCAATTCCATATAGCCATCGTCGCACTCAAAACATTTACGCTTGGCTAGTTCTTTTTTCTTCTTCTGTTCTACGTTTTTCTGCTCTTCTCTTTGTTGTTCTACCAGATCTTGAAGTTGATCAAATTTACTTAAGTCAACCCTGGCCAATATTTTTCTAAGAGCAGCAAGCTGCTTTTTTAACTTCTTATTTTCATATTTAAGTCTATCTAGCTGGTCATGTTCTCTATCAGTATATTTTGCTCGTTTTGGCATTTATTCTTCCTAAATCGCCTTATCGCCCTTTACAATTTTAAAAGTCTTTCTTCTCATCTCTGAAATTCTTCTGTTTCGGAGCTTGCGCATACGTTGTTTGATGAATCCTGTAATAATTACAATTATAGGTAATAATGTTAGAAAAAGTATTATTTTGCCATTAAAATCACTCCCCATCATTTAATTCTCTCTCAACAATCTCTTTATTATTCTTTCTTTTATAGTCTTTTTTGCTCTTAAAGGCTTTTGTAGGAGGCGGAGTTGGGATTCTGCCAATGAAAAGCTTCAATGATTCCAAGGCTTTAGCTAAACTATTCTTCTTTTTCTTAGCTTTTCGCTTGCGCTTTGCCATTTTGCCCATAATGCCTCCACATTAAAGATTGCTGAATCCTAATCTTTATAGTATATATACCACTTCCCTTCTATATAAATCTTTTAAATTATAGGTTACCTTAATGAGCGATTATTCACCCAGTCCTTTTCTAAATCAAATCAAAGAAAGAAAACTTGCGATTGATGAGATAAAAGAGGAATTAGCAAAAATCCCAGCACTACCTTGGGATGATAATTCAAAATTCTATGGCAAAGAAAATGAAGTATTTTTTGCACCTTTTTTTATTGAACCAGATCGTTGGGATAAATTTTATCCATATAGACTTTTAGTTGTAGATGTTTCAAATGGCAATCAAATTGTTGGAGTCACAGGTGATTCTTCTACGGTTTATAGTAAATTTACTCAAGAAACAAAAGCAGCAGGTATTGAATACGTTATCTATCAAGAAGCTAGACAAAAGATGTGGGAGATGGTATTTCCAATAACACCACAACAACTCCAAATTACAGATCAATTTGCAATAAATACAACTGCCACTATGAGAGGTGTGGTAGAAGAGCACAATGGTGTTAAATTTAAAATGATTACTGCCTCTGGAACTACAGGTGTTTGGCCACTAAAACCTACGATTGGTGGTAACATTAGCCCAAAAAGCTCTTTTGAAAGTATTTTTTCAGGAGCAATTGAAGGTTTTTCAAGTTTAACAGAACAAGTTAAAAATATTAAAAGTGCCTGGTCTGGCAAGCATCCAAATAACCCACCTCTATCGGCAAAACCTGGTGAATCCGGTGTTGGCAGTTATGCTTCTACAGGTTATTATCAAGCTCTTTATTTAGGTCAATTTCTAGAAAGATATGCACAGGCTAAGAAACACCCATCATGGAAAAACTACAGATTAGTTCTAGACATGCCCAAACAAAATCAGACTTTTGTTGTGACACCGCAACAGTTTAGCCTATCACAAAGTGAACAAAAACCTAATCAATATAATTTTTCAATACAGCTTAAGGCTTGGAAAAGAATTACACTTAATATAGTACCTACAGCCGCATCCACTGGTTTGCCAAAATTCGGTGACCCTAATAACTGGCAAAAATGGATAAACAGTATTGAGGCAACTAGACAGGCTTTAGGTGGCGCTACTAATTTTGTTAAAGCAGTTCGCAGTGATTTTCAAGGTGTATTTAATAACTTAAGACAAATAAGTTTAGCCATAAAAGATGCTGGTGGTTTAGTGTTTTCTATAGCAGACCTTCCTCGACAAATTATTGAAGATTTAACTTCTGCTATTGAAGATAGTGCTGCAAATCTAGCAGCATCAGATGTATTAAGTTCTCCTACCAGAGCAACTGGTAATTTTGATACAGCTTTTGCTAAACTTGATGATACGCTTAAGGGAGGTAGCAAGGCAGGGTCTGTAACGCAAGGTATCAAAAATCAAAGAAAAGTTAATGAAGGTTTATCAAGAGATGCCGTAAAATCTGGTGCTCTAGGTACGGAAGCAGCCCAAAGAACTGAAGTTGACACATTGAATAATATTTTTGAAAATCCTGAAGAAAACTTTGATTTTTTTAATACGTTTGATTTGGATGATATCGAACTATCTCCAGAGCAAAGAGTGGCAATTGAAGATGAAATAGAAAAAACTCAACTTTTGACAGTCAATGATTTTAGAGATATTAAGGCTGATCTACTTAATCTTGCCAATCAAATTGCGGATAATTTCGGTGCTGGCGATGCTACTTACTCTGCAATTTACGGTCTACCAGACCCTAAAGAAAGAGCCTTGCCTCTTAGTGCTGAAGAAAATGAAATAATGAACTCTATTTTTGAAGCAATACAAACGATTGATCTTTTGACTGCCACAAAGCAATTTGATGATTTAAACTCAGAAGATCCTTTGGAGTTTGTTGGTGGATTAGCAAATGAATCTGGAATTGACTTCTTAAATGCTCCATCTAAACTTGCTGTACCTGTTCCGTTTGGTTCTACAATCGAAGAAATAGCAGGCAGGTATTTACAAGATTCTAGTAGATGGCTTGAAATTGTTACAATCAATAAACTACGATCTCCATATATTGATGAAGAAGGTTTCTTTTACGACTTCTTATCAAACGCAAGTGGAAGGCAAATTAATGTAGACGATACAGAAGATAAGCTTTATATAGGCCAATCAATTATACTTCTGTCTAATACAGTGCCAGCTTTTTCTAGAAAAATTACTAACTTAGAAAAGATTGGTGAAAATAACTTTTTAATAACAGTGGATGGTTTAAATAATCTCAATACCTTAACAACTGCTGATAATGCTAGACTTCAGGCTTATTTGCCTGGAACAGTAAATAGTCAGAATCAGATTTACATACCTACAGCAGAACCATCAGAAGATGACGATAGAACTTATGAAATTCCTGGCATTAGTGACAACAAACTTGCAAAACTTTCAAAAGTCGATATATTACTGACAGATAATTTTGATGTTGCAATTAATAGTGTGGGTGATTTTAGACTTGCCAATGGGTTGACTAACTTAATCCAAGCATTGAAGCTTAAAATTAGAACACAAAAAGGAAGTATTCTTAGACACTTAAACTATGGTCTTGGCCTAGAACACGGTATTTCAGTAGCTGATATTGAAAATGGTGCGATAATTAATGAATTAAATAAAATGATTGCAGAAGATAGCAGATTCCAGTCAATTACAAGTATTACGGTTAGACTTTCTGGATCTTCTCTTCTTATCGATATGTCAATACAATTGGCCAACCAAACTGGCGTACTGCCTATAAACTTTGACCTGAGAGTTGCATAATATGGTATATATTAGGTTAGTTGCAATCTTAATGTTGGGAGCATAAATGGCAAAATTTCCAAATCCGAAATCATATGAGCAAATCCTCGGAGATATGCTAGCAACTTATATCTCTAAAATTGGCGTAAATGACTTAAATGTAGGATCTGCTGTTACTTCTTTCTTCGAGTCCATGGCTCAAGCCGTTTATAGATCTTCAGGCGATACTTTTTCAATTCTCAGAGATTATTCTGTTGATAGAGCCGAAAGCGAAGCTCTTAAGCGTATTGCTGAAGAAGAGCGTGTATTTCCAATTCCTGCTCGCGTTGCGACTGGTCGAATAACTATTACAGATACTAGCTTTGAAAAAGTTGTTACAAAAGTCTATCAAGGCTCTCCACCTCCAAATATTGGTTCAAATACAATTAATGTTTCCGATGCTGCTGAATTCACTGCAACTGGTTCTATCATTATAGGTCGTGGCACTCCAAATGTAGAAGGCCCTATTTTCTATTCTAGCATTACAAATGTTGGAAGCTTTGATGTTATCAATCTATCTACCCCTACTACTAAATATCATAATAACACAGAGAGTGTAATTTTAGCACAAGGTGGTGTAAGAATTATCCCTATTGGCACTGTTGTTCAAACAATTGGCGGTGGTTCTTCTCCAGAAACAAACTTTTCTACAACTCAAGTTGCTACTATTCTTAATGGTGAAACACAAGTTGTAAATGTTCCAGTTGCCGCTCAAGAGCCTGGACTAGACGGTAACGTACCTAGAAATGCAATTAGAGAATTTACTTCTTCTCCTTTTACTGGAGCTACTGTTACAAACCCCAACCCTTTTACTACTGGTAGAAGCGAAGAGTCTGATGAAGAAATTAGAATTCGTATTAAGAAACAAAGAATCTCAAAAGGCTTAGGTACAGCTACTGCTGTTAAGTCTGCAGTACTTGGCGCTCAAGCCAATGATGAAAATGCAATTGTAACTTCTAATGAAATTTTATCTACTGGTAATAAGACAACTTTATTTATCGATAACGGACAAGGTTACGAAGAAGCTACTGCAGGTGTTGGGTTGGAATTTATTGTTGACTCAGCACTTGGCGGAGAACAATTCTTTCAACTTGCTACTGGCGGAAGTCAAACATCTATTGCAAAAGCCTTCTTACTCTCTAGTAATATTTCTCCCTATGACATCAGCGGTACAGATAGACTAGCTATTACAGTTGGTGGTATTTTAAGTGAGCATGTTTTTGCTTCAACTGACTTTAGATCAGAAGGTACAGCCGATGCGTATGAAGTAGTTGCTTCTATTAATGCAAATTCTAATATTTCCTTCTCTGCTCGTACTGTAAACAACGGAACACAGGTTACTCTTTCTGCAAAAGAAGAGACTGATGAATTTATACAAAAAACCACACCTACTACTGGTAACGACGCAGGTATTGCTCTTGGTATTGCTATTAATGAAGTAGAGACAGTCAAATTGTTTAAAAACAAAACTGCTCTTAGTCGTAATGGAAGATCTGCAGTTGTTGAATCTGAAAATCAAAACGATTGGTCGAACACTATCACTGATGGTGAGACTTTAATTATTGCTGTTGACAATACACAGCCTATTACTTATACAATTAACAACTCTGATTTTGCTTCTGAAGGTACTCATACAACTGTATCTAAAAATAATACACTTCAATCTTGGATTAATGTTTTAAATACAAAAATCACTGGTGCAACGGCTACTATTAATGGAAATAGAATTGTACTTTCCTCTAACTTAGATACAGATGCTAGAGCAGCTATAAATATTGACTCAGCTTCTACGTTGGTTTCAAAAGGCGTGTTTTCTTTAGCTAAAGGTTTAACAGCCGAAGGCAAAGAAGCAGATTTTACACTTTCTAGAAACACTGCACAGATTAAATTAACCGCTCCTCTTGAAGCAGGTGATAGTCTTACTGCTGGAAGTGATGCTACAGAAGGTACTATTCAATCTGGACAAATTCTAGGTGGTAACGTAGTTCTTGCAACAGATGCAGAACTTTGGTTCTTAGTAGACAATCAGTCTGCAAGCATCATCGAAAGCGGAGTTACAAGTGATAGCTTTTTAACTGTTTTAAAACAACCAAGTAATATCCTTAGATTCAGATCAAATCAAACTAACGCTTTTGGTAATATACAGTCTGGCGACTATATGGTAATCTGGAGTGATGAGATTTCTGCAGTTAATAGAGTTGAAGGCAGAGTGTATGCAGTAGGTACTAGTTTAGTAGCAAATGATTATGTTGATATTAAACTTACTTCTGCAGAATATGCCTTGGCAGTTGCTGAAGGTCCGGTTATCTTTTTAGAAGGTCTTGCTTTCTTGAGATCAGAAGTACCTCCACAAAAAGTAGACATCGCTGCCAACGCTTATCTAATTAGTGAAATTGCAAATGAAATTGAAAACCAACTAATTGGTGTAAACACTGCCACTGAAAACGATGAGTTTATTATTCTTTCTACGAATAATAAGCAAATTACCGGAAGCCTCTTGCTTCTCACTCTTAATGAGTCAGCTAAGAATTTAAACTTCGAGACTGGTGATTTAGGCGTATCAAATGATTCTTTAATTGGTTTTGTTACTGCAGATTTATCTGGTAGCGAAATGCCTTTATTTATCCATTCTAGCTTTACTAGCGATCAATTTGCAGATCCACCTAATACATCTATTGCTAACCTTGACTCTACACTTGATTTAGACGTTGCTGGCGTTGATCCAAATGCTTTTATCGCAATGCAACATCCTTATTTAAACGGTGGAAGCTATATATTAGATGCTCAAGGTGCAGACGAAAAGGTATTGATTGACAATATCGCTGGTACAGCCATAGATATTGACGAGTCTAAAACTATTCGCAGAGTTAGATCTGGAGATCGCTATTATTTATTGAACACACTTGATATCGGACATAACGATAATCTTACTATAGTTCTAGATAGCGATGCTGCAAATAAAACATTTCCAATTAAACTTTATAGAAGAGCAATTACAAATGCAACTATGCCAGTAAATTCTGATGAATTTAGAGCTTATGATACAGATGCAGGTGCTACTACAGAATTCACACAGTTCTTTGGAATTGATTTTGATTTTAAAAACTATAAAGCTCTTATGCAGGCTAAAAATGCTATTGATCCAAATTCTGGAGCAAATGAAGATGCAGTATTATTTAGATCAACTGTTTGGGGTAGTTCTGGTGAAGAATATCGCGTTGGATATTTCTATCCAAGTGCAGCTAATCAATCTATCACTAGTACAGTAATTATCGGTGAAACAATAAACACTAGAATTATCTTAGAATCCGGTGCAGCCGTAACAAACAATATTGATGGAACAACAGAGTGGGATGTAACTATTACTCCAAACACTCCAGTTGCTGGTGTTGAAGAAGTTACTTATTCTTGGAATAGCGTAGGTGCTGACCCTACAATGACAACTCTTGCGCCTGGTCACTATGTGACAATCAATAATAGCGGTGAGTTTAATCCGGCTAACACTGGTACTTATAGAATTTCTTTTGCCAATTCAACTTCATTTACTATTCGTAGACCAAATGGAGAAGGCGTTGCAGAAATCAATAGAGCAAATCTTACAACTACTACTGTTTCTCTTTATCAAAATTCAGATACAACTGCTCAAGAAGTTGCCGACTATATAGCTAGTGATCTTTCAGATTTCTTTACAGCAACTGTGTTAGACGATAATGGAACTTCTGGCGCTGGTGTTATTGGTTTAAGTACCTATGAAGACAATAATTTTGCTTCTGGAACAGATTTTGTTCAGTTAGTTGATGGCCTTAACTGGGTTAATACCAGTGATCTCCCTGCAGTTGCACCAAATGGTCAATTTGAACTTAAAAGAACTCTTGTTCTTCCAAACTTTAATACTAATACATTAGACGCATATGCTTTTAACGATGGTGAAGAGATAAGATTGGTACCAACTACAACTGCACAGGTAAGGGATTTCATATCAGTACTTGCAGTAACTGGTATTACAACTTTAGGTGACGTTACAACTTCTGCTAGAGATAGACAGCTTCAAATTGCTACAGATGTATTAGGTTCTGGTGGAGCAGTTCTTGTTTCAGGTGGAACAGGTAACAATGCCCAAACACAAGTTGTAGGTGTTACACAAGTAATAGCCGGAACTAACTTTTCTAAAACAACTATTAGTAAGTCAGGCCTTAATGGTTTTTCTGGTGGAAGTATAGTTAAGCTAGAAGCTAGTAATAAACAAAGAAAATCAACTGGTATTAGTTTTACAACTAACGCCACAGCAACTCCAAATACTCCACTGCCTACAAGTTCTATTGTTGAACTTGGTAATAGAGATCTTGCAGATAGATATTTCGGTCAACCTAGAAATGCACCTAGAACTCGTGGTCGAGCTTTTCACGTAGAACAACAGGGTATTTTAGTTTGTATTTCATGGGATGGTGTTACAGGCGCTAATCCTCTTTTTACTAAGTCTGTAGATATTAATGATGTAGCTGTAGGAGATATCTCAGTATTTTACAATAATGATTTCTTAGCTACTGAATATACTATCACAAGTGGTAGTAGAAACTTTAATGAAACTCAAATTGGCGATTCAATGACTATTACTGGTTTTGCAACTGCAGCCAACAATGGAACCTTTATTGTAAGAGGTGTTTCTGACGATGGACTTACAGTTAGCGTAACCAATACAAATGGGGTAGATGAAGCATCTACTACTATCGGTATAGGCAATGTTTCTTTTAATACAGAAGTTAGTGAAGGAGATACCGTAGAGATTGGTAGTCCATTTGCTAATCTTAACCAAGGTATTTACAGAGTTATTCGCAGATACGAAGATAGTATTTATATTGAAAATAATTCTTCAGTTGAAGAACGTGTAGTTATTGCCGATAATCTTAGAAGCCTTGGCTTTGATGCTACAACTCAATTTGACGTAACAGTTCCAGGTAATATGCGTATTGAATGGAATACTACTGGTACCGCTCCTACTTTAGAAAATGCTAGAATGGGTGATGTTGTTAGAGTTGGTACGGCTTTTGCTGCAGCCAATCAAGGCGACTATATGGTAGCAGATTCTGGTAGTAATTATATTGAACTACAAAATGCTGCTGCAACTCCAGAAGCCGCTGTCACTGTAAGTGGTGTTGGCGGAGATGTTCTTGAGGCTCAAATTCCTTCAATGAAATTTAGTGAATATGATGCGACAATACCTGGAGATAACTTTATAATTTCTGGAAACGTACTGGGTTCAAATAACCAAGGTATATACCCAGTAGTTGAAACTCTTTCCAAAACAAGAGTTGTTGTAGACGGTATCTTAGATGTAGTTGCAGTTCCGATTCAACTTAATGATCTATTTACTCAAGTATATTCAGAAGAAGGCACAGCCTATACTGGCTACAAAAAGATCCGAACTCTTGCTAGTAATCCAGCAAATGCTTTACAAACATGTTTGGTATTTGAAGGCACAAGTCAGTCAAATAAAATCAATGCTCCTGCAAGTGTATTGATTACTGCACAGAGTAAACTAGAATTTCCTGAACAAACTACAACTGGCTTTGACTCTTATAAATATCACACTGGGCTTCTTGCAGAATCTAATAAAATTGTTTATGGAGACCCAAGAGATACTACAACTTATCCAGGTGTAGGTGCCGCAGGTGCTGAGATTTTTATAGAACCTCCTTTGATTAAGCGTATTGAAATTTCCATTAATGTTCGAGTTAATACTGGTACACCTTTCGCCAGGGTAACAGAAGAAGTGAGAAATGCAATTGCTGCATTAATCAACTCAAGTCCGATTGGAACATCAATTGCAATTTCAGATATTATTTCTCAAGTAAATTCAGTGCCTGGTATTAAAGCTGTTTCAATCAGTTCTCCAGCGTATGATCCAAATAACGATGTGATTGCAGTTAATCCATCAGAAAAACCATTCATCTTAGATATTGTAAATGATATCGATGTAAGTAAGGTTGAGTAATGGCCGATGATTTAGACGCAGCGAAAAAACGGCTGCGAGCTTATTTAAATCCAAGTATTCGTGGTAAGAATACAGATGCTATCATAGACTCTTTGTCTACTGGTGCATGTCATTTAATTGACAATGTAGAGGCCATTAATGACTCTCTATATATAGTTACGGCTCAAGGTAGGTATTTGGACCAAAGACTTGCTGATAGAGATTTAACCAGACCTGACAATGTTGGGTTATCCGATGAAGTATTTCGTGAGATTGGTATTGAAGTTTCTAACAGAAAACAAGTTAGAGATTTACTACTTAATATACTTCGCGTTATATATGGAGAAGAATTTACAAGAGCTACACTAAACTCTAGTGAGCTTGAAACATATGCTCTTCTTGATGGTGACAATTTAATTATACAATATGATGATCAAGAAGTTGTTGAGGTATTTTTCTCAACTGCTCAGTTTACAAATATAAATGCAGCTACTGCTCAAGAAGTTGCCGATTCTATTACAAAAGAGATTCGTAGACTTGGTAGAACTGGCTCTGCTATTGTTAAAGATAATGGCGCTGGACCTTTTGTTCAGTTAATTTCTGAAACAGATGGTCCATCTTCTACTGTAAAAGTACTTGGTGGAAGAGCACAGAATGAACTTAAGTTTCAAGAAATCAGACCAACATCTGGACTCGCTGCTACACAATGGACTTTTGAATCTGTTGCTGGTGGTTTATTCAGACTTAGATGGACTGGTGGACCTGACCCATCTATTGGTAAGGTTAGAGAAAACGACTATGTAAATGTTTTTGGCTCTGGCTTTGACGATGACAATAAGGGTACTTTTACATTAGTAAATGTACAAAGTGGTTTAGTTAACGAGGCTTATGTTGAATTTGAAAATCCAGTTGGTGTTCCAGAAACTCAGCTTCAAGGTACTTTAGACGGTGTATTATTTTTCAATCCACTTAGATCTACTATAAATAGCAAAACTAGCTTTGCATCTTTGTTTCAGGTTTCAGCAAGTATTTTAGAAATTTTTATTCCGGCTACAACTAGAGTTGTTCGTCGTGATAGAAAAGGTGCAGCACATTTACAGACTTCAGGCCCATCGGTACCAGATAGTGAAGGCCCATACGCCTGGGATACATCAAAAGGCTTTATTGTAGGTCAAGAAGAGTGCGAAACAACTCAGATAGTCGATTCAGGCTCAACACATATTATAGAAGTTGATGATTCGTCAGATATAACTGATGAGCCTGGTTTTTTAGTTTTTGGATTCGGAACCTCTCTAGAAGAAGGGCCAGTGCCTTATACAGCAAGACCTTCTTCTACTACTTTAATTTTAGACCCATCGTATACGTTTGAAAACGTACATGCTGCTGGTACAAATGTGACATTAATTGCTCAGAACTATGTTTTCGAGCCAGCAAAAGATGCAACAGATTTTCCATTTTATATTACAGATGTTGTATCAGGTCGCTTTTATGCAGAAGAATTAATAGCACTTGTGGCGGCTACAGGCATTAATGTAATTATTACAGTTCTCTATCCTGGTGACGAAGGTCTCGGTAAGTGGGGAGATAACGTAGATTCTGAGAAATTTTACGTTTGGGGAGAAGATCCTTCTTAAGGAATATTATGGCTAGATCAATAATTTTAAAAGGTGCAGAGTGTAAATTATATATAGGCGGCAAGCTTTATTCAGAAGTTCGCAGTTTAAATTACACAATTGACTACGGTGAGCAAGAGATCTATGGCATAGACTCTCCTTATCCTCAAGAGATAGCCACTACAAGGACTTCTGTACAAGGAAGTATAGCCGGAGTAAGGGTTAAATATAGTGGCGGCACACAAGGTGCTGGAGCCAGACCGAAGATCAATGAGATCTTAAATGGAGCCTATGTCTCTATTAGAGTACAAGATAGGTTTACTGGACAAGATATTTTATTTGTACCTCAAGCAAAGGTTACAAACGAAAGTATCTCTATTGCAGCTAAAGGAATAGTTAATTTAAGTTTTGGATTTAAGGGAATAATTCCATATGGTGAAACTGAACTTGCATAAGTGATTTCAGGTACTTAACTGAATAATGAAGATAAGATCTAATAAGTATTGAAAATTTCAATCTTTAGAGTAAGTTCTTCTCTTCGAGTCCACTTAATCGTGGAGAATAAATTATAAAGGAAATCAAATGGCCGTAAGACGCTCCCAAAATTGGCTTAATCAACAAAGGGTTGATGTTCCGCACCTTCGGGCTGTGGAATCTGCTGTACGAAACGACTTTGACGAGTTGATTGGTGCTTTCGCCATAGGTGAAAGTAAATCTTACATTATTCGTGGCTTTGAACTCAATATGGTCGGAGCTATTGGTTCGTCTGCGACTAGTCTACAGATGATTGTAGACGGTGCTGCTCTTTTTCATGGAGCTTCTGATGAGTCTGGTACATTTTTTCAAGTACCTGAAGGCACTTCAAATGAAGTTTTAAGCTCTACAACCAATACAAAAATTGATGGTTCTTTTACTCCAAGCGCATTAAACTATGTCGGTATAGAGTTTACAAGACAAGTAGACGATGCGACTAGCGCACAGATCTTTTTATGGAATCCAACTAATAAAACTGAAATTTCTAAAACTACTCCTTTGGCTCAAACCTTCGATTATAAGGTAGTTATTACATCATCTGTCTGGGCTGCAAATGTACTTCCAATTTCAATTGTAGAGACTGATACTTCAAACAATGTTATTGCAGTTCAAGACCGTAGACCAATGCTTTTCAGACTTGGTTCTGGCGGTGTTGGCACTCCAGATCCATTCCATATATATCCTTGGACTAATGATGCTGAAGGTCGAGTAGAAAATTTCTGGGAAAGCTCTTCTTCTACATCACCATTTCGCGGTGGTGATAAGCAGATTTTACACTTTAAAGAGTGGGCTGACTCAGTTATGTCCAATCTACTTGAAGTTAAAGGTACAACTTATTGGTATTCTGAAAACCCAGCCGGATCATTAACAAAAATGAGAGGAGATCTTTCTCTTCTTCAAATGACTGGTACTGGTAAATACGTCCACAGTGAAGTGACTGCAGGCCAAATGAACTGGACTAGTAATCTAAAGCTTCATTATGTTGGCTCTAGACTCACTTATACAATTAACGGAAATGCTTCTAGCACCGATGTTATTCTTGCAGACAATCAAGTTGCATATTTTAACATTGTTCGTGATGTTGATATTATTCCAAATCTTGTTTATGTAAATAGTTCAGCCGTTGTAACCTCTGTTGGTGCAGTTGCTTGGACTGGTAATGTTTTAGCTGGCGATTTTATTAAACTTAAATCTGAAGATGATACTAGATATTTTAAACTTCTATCCGTTGACTCTGCATCTCAAGTAACCCTTACAGAAGTTTATGATGGAACTACAACTGGTTCTTCTGGTATAGAAGCTCAGTATGCATGGGGTAGTTACGAAACTAACGCAACTCCTAGTACTGACAGACATATACAAATTGCAAATAGAGAAGATGTGCCTTTTGATTCAGAAGTATATTGGTTATACTTACGATCAGATAATGGTGAGTCTACTGCACGAATTTATATTCGCGGAGCAAGCGGTGGAGAATTACAACAAGGTGAAGATAGAGAAATCTCTGATAATACAACCCTTGATCTTCTTGACTACATGGGTTCTCAAAGTGAAGTAGATACTGATCCAGATTATACTAACGCCATTCAAGCTGGTATTAAAGAAGAAACCTTAGTTGTTGTAGATTCTGCTGCTAATTTAACTAGCGGTCAATACATGACTCTTAATTCTGCTTTAGATACTAGAACATTCTATGTCTGGGTAAATATCGATGCTGCTGATGGTAATCCATACCCTGCAGGTCTTGAAGCAATTGAAATACCCTTAACTGGTGCAGATAGTAACTTAACCGTTGCTGCTGCTTTTGTTTCAGTTATCGATGCTCTGGGCGAATTTAATGTTGCAAATAACTTTGATGGCAGTGTAACTATTGTCAACTCTCAAGTTGGTGCCGCTACAGATGCTGCAAATGTTGATTTAGGTGGAGCCGCTGCTGTTAGTACACCTACAGATGGTGTTGGCGCTTATAACCACGTACTTGTTGATGACGAAAACCTTACTAAAGGTGAGAAAAGATTAGATCAAGCAATCGGTGTTATACAAGCTGCTTTAGATACCGATCCGTATGAAGAAATGGTTACGGTTGTTGCAGGTGCGCCTGCAAATGATCAAGAAGCTACAGGTCCAGTAGTTGCTGGAACAAGTGTTAAGATTCCATATAATACTAGAAACGGAAATGTTCAGGAAACATATGTTCCAACAGAAGCCGATCTAGTTGTTTTCTTAAACGGACAAAGACTTTGTGTTGGAGCAGATTATGTTGAATCTTCTACGACTGAGGTACAATTTAATTTTGAATTAGTAATTGACGATATAGTTAAATTTACAAAAGCAGAAGTTATCGGTGCCGTAGGCAGTGGTGGAACTTCTGTTGGTGTAAATCTTGGATCTAATTTAAATGCTGATGTTTTTAAACAGACAATAGGAAACCAACTTCAGTTTAGAAGACTCGAAGAAGGTTCTGGCGTTACTATAGTTGAGAGTGCTGATAAAATTACTATAAGCTCTTCACCTACAGTTGGGGTTAAGAATGTTGTTACAGTAAATGGGGCTAATTACTCAGCAACATCTGCTGACGATGCTGTTCTTGTAATTAATAACGGAGTTGATGTTACGATTACTCTACCCGATGCAGCTACTGTTCCAGGTTTAGAATTGGATATTAAGAAAATTGCTTCAGGAAACACTTTATTTATTAAATCAGTTTTTGGACAAGAATTAGACGGTATAGATATTGATGCCTCACCGCATGCCGTAGCTATTACGAATGAAAACACCACTGTTTTAAGTAACGGTGCTAACTGGTTTATACTGTAGGATTATTATGAGCTTTAGACCATACAATCAGCTTACAGCTTCAGGGGTTCAAGACGTTAGAGCCAACAATACTGGTGTATCTATTGATAAAGCAGTTCCAGTTAGAATTAATGCTTCTGGAGAACTAGATTTTATTAATGTTTCTACTGAGGCTCAAGCCTTAAGTGTTTCTGGTGTAGCAGCACAGACAATTCTCGATGGTACTACTGGAAGTTTTTTAAGTTCTGGAAAAATTGAGGATGTTTCGACTTCAGCTATTTTTGGTGACACTGTATATATTTCAAAGGCTGGTATTTTAACTAATATCAAACCAGCCATTGGTGTTAGCGGCTTTATTGCTGGAGACTTTGTAATATCAGTAGGGGTTATAGCAAAGAACGAATCAAATCCAATTTTAAAAGATTTGATTATTAATATAGATGTAAAAGGGCAGTTATAATATGGCAGATATTTCAGTTTTAGCCAGATTAATAGATGGAGAAGTAAGGAACGTAGAGTTATCCTCTAATAGCCTTGTTTTGCAATCTGTAAAGATAGGTACTTCAGAGCTTACAAAAAATGCTTTAGATAAACTTGTCTTAACTATAGATTCTGCCACTGCTGTAGATGCAAGTACACTTCATCATCACAATAATAGTTACTATACTAAATCTCAACTTGCCTCAGTTGTAGACACTATAGCTGGTGCATCTTTAATTGGTGTAGATCAATCTCCAGCCTTTGCAAATATATCTGGAGCAACTGTACAGGCAATCCTTGAATCTATTGATACAGCACTTGGTGGTGCTACTGGAATTGTTTGGTCAACACCTGTTGATGCAAGTATTGTTCCAGATACAGCAGACACATATAATTTAGGCAGTGATCTTCTACCTTTTACCAATGCATTTGCCAAAGAATTTATAGTAAATGATGGTGCTAGTGTTTTCAGAGGAAAATTAAGTTCTAATATCACCTATACCAACTCTATTGTTTTAAATTCAGCTAATGCTCAAGATGTTAGAATTGTTGGTGGTCAAAACTTTAACCAAATAAATGTTGGTTCAGACGTTTATATGTTTGCCGATGATTTAGATATAAAAGCCACCACCTTTAAAATGTTAAATCCTTCTGTGCCTTCAATTATAGGTCAAGTATGGACCGCATCTGGAGTAGCTGGTGAAGGTTACTGGACAAATTCAGTACCTGACGGTGCAGATCAACAGCTTTCAAATTTAACTGGTACAGTTGCGATACCTGATGGTGTTGATATACTTGCTTTGAATGATAATTCAGTTAACTTAGGTGCTTCAGATAATGTTTTTACCAATGTGTGGGGTTTCAACCTTAATGCACGAGGCTCATTGCAAATTTTCAATAGCGCAGGTACTGTAGTAGAAGGAGATCTTCTCTATAGTGCTGGTACTGCTTTTCCAAGTGGTGCTTCTGGTGTTAGACTTTCATTACCAGGATTAGCTACTGGTGATGCAGTTGGTTTAAGTACTGCAGACAATAGTGTTGCAGATGCTACACCAACAAAAGATATTAGACTTGAAACTGGAAATAAAACTGATGGAACAGGCCGATCTGGTAATATTTATTTAGAGCCTGGAACAAGCGATGGTGGTCTTAAGGGTGATATACTCTTAGCTGGTGGAAGTTTAGAACTTGGTCCTTATACAGATGGTGGATGGTTTTGGGGAGCAGAGGGTTGGGGATTACATATACCTCAAGGCAATGGTGTAAACCACTTGTCTATGGACACTAAAGATCATGCCTCTGATTCTACAGATACTCCAGTTAACATTTCAATTCAAACTGGTTACAAACCTGGCAATAGTTCAACTCAAGCAACAGGTTCATTTTATTTGACCACTGGTCAGAACGCTGGATCAGGTCAATCAGGATACGTTGGCATTCAAACAGGTGAGACTTTAAATGGTTCCACTGGTCAAAGTGGTGATTTAGATTTATATACAGGTGGTTCAGTTGGTTCTGGTAATAGTGGATATTTAGCAATTCAATCAGGAAACTCACAAGGTCTTTCTGGTAACACTGGTCCTGCAAATTTTCAATCTGGAAACAATACAGCAGCGGCTGGAGATTCTGGACAGGTTTCAATCTTTTCAGGAAATTCAACAAATGGTGATTCTGGTGATCTTCTTTTAAGAGTTGGATCTGCTGGTGGAACACAAGGTAATATTAAATTATTCAAACAAGGCGTAGCCCCAAGTATCGGTGATGTCTTCACAGCAACTGCAACAGATGGTTCTGGTTATTGGGCTGCACCTGCAGCCGTTGGCTCAACTAAGGTTGAAACTAGAACTATCACTGCTGGTGAGGCTGGTACTAAATCTTTAGTTTTAGTAGCAACACCGATAACACCAGCAGAAGTAACACTTGCAGTGGCTGGAGCGCCAGCCCAGCATTATGGTATCGACTTTACAGTCTCTGGTACCACGTTGACTTGGAATGCTTTAGGTTTAGATGGAATATTAGATGACACAGATAACTTAACAATATTATACGTAACATAGTCTTAAAAGGTAGAAAATGTCACAAATTAAAAAGAAATTCATAGAGATCGATGCCGTAGATGGCACAAAGCTTCGTTTAGACAATGACCAATTTGTAAGAGCTAGAAATGCTGCTGATAATGCAGATGTAAATATTCTTAAAGTTACTGCGAGCGACGAGGTTTTAGTAACAGGTAAAGAATGGTCTGTCGAACAATATGCGGCTGATTGGTGGGGTTCACTTCTAGGCGTTTGGGGCGATCCGTTTTTAGCAATCGGAACCTTTGGCGGTGGAACAAAAGATCATACACCTGACTCCGCAACGTCCGGTGCCTCGCTTTACACGCAAACAGGTTCGGCTTTGGGCGCAGCGGCAACTGGCAGCACAGGTCAAATATTTTTTCACTCAGGCGATACCTATGGAACCGCTGGTAGCACTGGCGGCATTGGATTTGAAACCGGAACTATTCTTGGTGCGACCAATAATTCAAGTTCAGGTAATTTTCAGTTTATTACCGGAAGTTCAAAAGGCGGCAACGTAGGAGGCTTTACGTTTAACCCTGGAACCGCTTTAACTGGCGGCTCGGAAGCGGTTTCACTTAGAACCGGAAATTCTTCGGGCAGCGGAACAACAGGCGGAATACTATTACAAATAGGCTCGACAAGCGGAACCCAAGGCGACTTTACCTTCCGCAAGACTGGCGTTGCAAATACCGTAGGCGATGTTTGGACAGCCACTTCGGTTAATGGGCAAGGTTATTGGAGTGCGCTTCCAGTTCCTGGTGCTGATCAATTCAATAAAGAAAGTATTACATTAATTGCTGGTGATATTACTGCTGGTAACGTAACACTTGCTCAAACACCGATTGCTAATACAACTGATTTAGTTGTAAGTGGACTTGTTTCTACTGAAGGCGTTGACTATACAGTAACTGGTGCTGTTTTAGATTTTTCAACACACATACCTGCTTTAATTGCTGGTGACATTATTAATGTTAAGTATAGATACTAAGGAATAATAACATGAGTAGAATTTTAGATTCCAGATTTTTAGCTCCAAATTCCATCACAGGTGCAGACCTTCGTCTGGATAACGATCAATATCTAAAAGCTAGAAATGCTGCTGATAATGCAGATGTTAATGTTATAAAAGTTGACGCATTCGATAGAACAATATTAAATGCTGCATCTGGACAATCTATTTTATTTGAAAAAAGTTTCCTTCCAGCATTGGACAATACTTATTCGTCTGGACTCGTAACTGTATCATGGTCAGATGTTGCTAGTAGAAAATTTAGTTTGGCTGAAGGTGCATCTGTAGGTGAAATTAATCCAAATGCGACCTCACCAAGTGGTGCTACAAATTCTGTTTCGTTTTTAACAACTGGCACTAAAGATCTTTCAATCTTTACAGCTAATAGTGCAGTAGCCGATGCTGCTGCAACTAAACCGATACGAATTGAAACTGGAAATAAATCTGCTGGTACTGGTGCCACTGGTGCTGCATATCTCGTTACTGGAAACTCTGTAGGCGGAAATTCTGGTGGTCTTACTTTAAAAACTGGTACTGCTGCCACAACTAGAGGTGATATCGATATAGATGGTCGCTTAATAAATTTAAGACCTTCAGCAAGCGTACAGTCTTATGGTGCTATCGTTCCAGATGCACCAAATACTAGAAATCTTGGTGCTGGTGGACTCTCTTGGAATCTTATCTATGGTAACTTTTTCTTTGGACAGGGAGCACTAACGTATTACGGCTCTAATTTTAATACAGCAGGTGCTATTACTGTTCAGACTGGTGATAGTAATACTGCCGCAAATACAGCCGATGCCACAGTCCAGTCCGGTGACCAAATAAATGTTGGTTCAGGAACAGTAGGTGATCTGATTTTAAAGTCGGGTTCTGTTATTGAACCAACTAATAATAATAACAGTGGTGATGTAAGTATATCAACTGGAACTACTGCTGGCTCTGGTATTCGTGGAAACATTGTTTTGAACGGCAACACTTTAGATGTTCTGAATGCACCACTAGGTAACAACTTGGCATTAAGAGGTAAAAATACTACTGGTACTGCCTTAAACCTTATCAAGGTAAATGCTGTTGATCGTATTGAAGTTGGTAACGGAAATAACATGGTATTAAATGCTGCCAATGTTCTTCCAAATGTTACTGGTTCAAATATGGGTGCTGCTGGTAATCTTTGGGATATTTATGTAAATAGTGTACAAACTCCTTTGATATGGGAGGCGAACAATGCGTCTGTAAGAACACAAGATAATACAGTCACTAACCCTATGAGTGTACTTACAGGAGCCTCATCTGCTGGTGACTCTGGAGATATAACTATTCGCTCTGGTATAGCAACAGGTGGAGATAGCGGTGATATTCTTTTACAAGTTGGATCGGCCACAGGTACACAAGGTGTAATTAGGTTAGTTGATGGTTCACTTGGTGCAGCATCGGTTGGATATGTTTGGACATTAAATAATATTACAACAGGTGAAGGAAACTGGGCTGCTGCTGGTGGTGGCGGTGGTGCAACTACAGCTCTTGATAACCTTGCAGCGACAGCCGTAAACGCTGACATTAGTCCTTTGAACACAGCAGCTAACATAGATCTTGGATCGCCAACAAAAAGGTGGGCAGAAGTTCATGTGTCTACTCTTTATGTGAGAGATATTTTTCAGGCCACTCTAGGAAGTACGCCGTTAGATATTCAAACAGTTGCAAGCACACAGACTGGTAACATCGACTTACAATCAGGCAATAGCTCGGCAGGGACTTCAGGTGCAGTAATATTAAATTCTGGTAGTGCCGTAGGTGGTAACTCTGGAGGTATTCAATTATTGGTTGGTACATCAACAGCCACGCAAGGCGAGATAGCTTTTTTAAAAAATGGCGACACTACAACTATAGGTCACGTTTGGACAGCCACTGGAACAGCAGGTGAAGGCTACTGGGCGGCTGCTGCTGCAGGTGGAGCGAATACCGCTCTTTCAAATCTTACAGCCACAGCAATCAATTTAGATTTAGATCCTGCATCTGGAAACGCTACAGACCTTGGTAATACAACCAACTACTGGAGAAATGGATTTATTAACAGAATTGATTTAGTGAATGGCGGTACTGCTTGGCACCGAATACGATCAACAGTAAGCGGCCTGCCTTCTGGAGGAAGCTCTGATTTAGCTTTTATTGGACTAAGTAAATCATTAGGGTTTTGGACAAACAATGAGTCAGCGGCTAGTACAAATAGCCCAGGTGTGTTCATTGAAACTGGAAACGCGGCTGGGGTTACATCTAACTCTGGTGACATTAGTATTCAAACTGGAACTGCAACACAAACACGCGGTTCAATTGTATTAAATGCAAACAGTCTAGACCTTACAAATGCACCTATTGGTTCAAACATTCTTCCAGATGCTAACGCAACAAGAAACTTAGGTGCAACTGGAACTAGATTTAATTTCATGTTTGGAACAGCAGCATTTGTTGGTTCTGGTGCAGGAAATGGACATCGAATGGTTGGTTCTGAAACTCTTCCAAGCGGTGCAACTACTGTTGCTGGTCATAGATCAGAAGCGGCACAACATTTAGGTCTTTATACAATAGATCAAGCTGCTACTAAAAATGTTTATGTAGAATCTGGTAACGCATCGGGCGGAAATTCTGGTGATATTGCTTTACAAACTGGAACAGCTACCGGAACTAGAGGTTCAATTGTATTAAATGCAAACAGTCTAGACCTTACAAATGCACCTATTGGTTCAAACATTCTTCCAAACGTCACAAATACTTATGATTTAGGTAGTAGCTCTAGTTTATTCTGGAAAGTTCTTTATGCAAATGATGTTAGGTCGCCACAAATTAGGGTAACTGATGCGGTTGATTCTCCAGCTAATC